TGCATCTGGAAACTTCTGTATCAATCGTTCATATTCATGTTCGAATTGATACGCGACCATAAGTGGTTCTCCCGCCAGTTCATCAACCAGAGACTCAAGGCGTTCAATTTTCTTATGATGTACAACATCCCAGACACCAGGCATTGAATATATCGCACCACCTGTATACTGTCTGAGCTTGCTCGTAAGTACACCAGCGTTTGCAGCCGTAACATAGTTCTCTTCAACCTTAAGGATGTACTCATCTTCTAGTACCTTATAACGGTCCATCTCTTGCTTGGAGAGCTTAATGTCCAGCCGCACATCAATTAAGGGGGGCAATTCTAGGTAATCCTTCGGATCAAGATACATTGCCATATCACTGATAGTTTCTACCAGCTTGTTCGCATCAGCTGTTCTTATATAGTATCTATACTGGTCCCATGGCTTTTGGTAAAAGTACTTCAATCTGAAGTGCGTAATGTATCGGCCCAAGCGTTGGCCCAAATCTAACACATAACATTGACCGAACAGGTCCATGAGGCCGTTGGCAGCGGGAGTACCAGTGAGGCCCCATCGAAACGCAAAACTTGGTAACAGCGGCTTCAAGCTCTTGAATCGCTTGCTGGTCGTGTGTTTCAGCTTCGTAATCTCGTCGCATAGTAGTATCTCGAAGTTATGACCATACTTCAGCAGTTCAGCCGCCCATGAAATGCCATCATAATTCAATATTACAATGTCATAGAAATCGTCATTCAGTATTAGTTCCTTGTCTGGACCGTGTGCCAGACCCACCTTCAAGTATGCAAACTGTCGCCATTTCTTCGGCTCGCTTAACCAAGTAGTTAAGCACACTGTTAATGGCGCAAGGACTAACATCCTCACTCGCTTTTCTAGTAGAATTCCTACCTCCATGCTCGCAGCCAGCGAGATTGAGGTTTTGCCCATTCCAGGTGGCAAAAATAATGCACCCGCAGGTCTTGTTGCTAACCATTCTACGCCTCTGTCTTGATATGGTTCTGGATTCCAGACAGGTGGGAGGAACCCTTCAATTTCAGGACTAACTGCAGGAAGAGAGAATAGTTGTCCACCTCTTCGCACAAGAAGTTCATCTTCCTTAGATACTCCTGTTGATACTTCTGTAGAGGCATTAAACTCTCCCCTGGCCTCTTGAACTCCACGAAGCACATCATCCCCGTCGGACTCAGAAGTATCCGATCTGGCCAACCCTTCCGTTTCTCGATCTTTAGAAGTATGCATTCATGTTTCTCCGCAATTATTTTACATGTACGTTCTATATCTTTCTCTAGTACTTGCATGGGCCCCCCTTAGTCTTGCTGTAAGGGCAATACCGACAACCCATGCTGGGATTCTCTACCCATTCGGTAGTTGTATACATCGGCACTACACGTCGCTCGTACTTCTCACGGAGCTTAATGAGCTCTGCGGCAGTATAGTTCTTAGTATAAACTTCACCAGTATCAAGGAACCAGAACTGAGCAGTTACTTCCTTTAATGCTGGATTAGCACTATAAAGACCAATTGCATAGATTTCTACCTGATCAATGGAGGGGACACGATACTTGCCAGATTTGAAATCAATTGCATGACCATGATCATCTTCAATGTAAGATGCATCCATCTTCACTCGAAGCCAGACATCCTTACCGAACCAAGTCGGTAGCTTCATCCAACCTTTATCAAAACCAAGCGCTTGCTCAGCTTTGTAGTTCTTGGTCTTCAAAGAATCAAGATTCTCTTTGAACTCCATGTTTTCTGGGAGCAAATCTGGTGTCCACCCGTTCAAGTAGGCTTCGATGTTATCATGCATCTTACTACCACGTTCCATGGCGGGCGAACCACCAGAGTCGAGCTTATCCATGAATTGATACTTGAACTTGGCTTTGCACTCCTCAAAGACACTGAGTTTAGTGAAGCCCCATGCATCGGTGAAGTTGGTCATACTTAATCCTTAAACTTGTCGAGATACTGCGTTACGTGTTGCTCGAGCTCTTTAGCGAATGGAGTCCATTTGTTAGGCTCGAGACAATTAAGTGCTCTGTTTAGAAGTACTTGTAGCTCTAGTACTTCGCGGTGCTCCATAACAATATGAAGTGTTGGTTTTGGGCTAAGTACATCAGGCATACATTAGCTCCAAATGTTCATCAATAGCAAGTAAGTTATTGCGATTCAAAACCATTCTTGAGAAGTTCCATCCAGCAGAACCATCTGAGACAACTTTGTAATCCAACTGTTCTTGGAACGAACTATTCATGGCATTTTCAAGAACATCCCATTCGCTAGCTGCATGAACATAGTCAACTTGAGCTACAAGCTGATCATGTACCGATAACAACAGCTCCCCATTAGTTGTTGTTTCGCAGTAGTTAATCATTGCTTGCTTTGTTTGTTCAGCAGCAGAGCCTTGAATCTTGTAGTTAACCATTCGGTATTCGAAGGACTTCATTCGTCCTCCAACTAATACAGCTGGTTGTGGAAAATACCATCGACCATTTAAGGTCTTTGTTGGTATCTTTGCAGCGGCTTCTGCTTGTACAAGTTTTGTAAAGGCTTTAATCTCAGGTAGCGCTTCTAGATACCTGGACTTAATGCTTTGTGCTTCGCCAAAACTAGTGTGCAAAGACTCACAGATTCTCTGAACACCCGCACCATAAATAACAGCAAATGCTAATGTCTTTGCTTCACGGCGGGATATACCTGCTAGTTTAGCAGCACTTGCATGAAGGTCAGTTTCAGGTTCATCTTTCAAAGCTTGAAGCAACTTACCTTTTACAAAGTGTGCTAATAGCCGAAGCTCTTGACCCGAATAGTCTCGACCAATTAAGATCTTACCAGGATCAGGTATAATGTATTGCCTAACAGTTGGCAAATCCAAATCATAATCTTCTAGTTTGTATTCCTTAGAATCAAGCTGTTGCTTTAATCCTTCCCATGTCACAGGAATATTCTGGAGGTTTGGTGAGCTACTAAGACGTCCAGTTCTTGCACCTGTGTCAGTGTAGTTTCTGATTTGGTTCCATTGCATATACAGACGACCGTAGTCATTGTACTGCTTATACCAAGGCTGCAGAAAAGTACGTAAACAAGTAGTAATAGCACCACGAACAAGTAAATGACCAAGAATCTCTTTGTCATCAATGGCTCCCATTAAACTGTCTTTAGCAACAGATCTACGACCTTTAGGAGTTTCTTTGAACTTGGTAGCTTTACCTGCACGTTCTAGCGCATCTGCTAAATCTTCATTGCTATCGAGATCAACTCGACAGCGTAGTTTATCATAGATTCGCTCTTCAAGACCATCTAGCATCATGAAGTACTTGTCTATATCCCGTTTAAGGGAGGGGCCATCTAAATTGATACCTCGCTCTTCCATAGCAAAGATATGTGGCATTAGACGTATCTCCAGATTAGCTGGAGCTCTAAATCTTTTAGGATTAGCCATTATACACGTCCTCCGAAGAATTCGCTTGTATCTGTATCAGTACTGCCTGTATGTACCGTACCAACAGTTGAGCCACCTTGCGCATAGAAGTACAACAACTTCAATGTACGCATTACGTCGCCTATTGCATAAGGCGCAACAATATTGCCTGGCGCTTTACAGATGTGGGCACCCCAGTTCTTATCTCCGGATCGAACCACTCCATGGGAAATAAGCCATTGGCGCAGTTCTTCCTGTTCTTCTGGTGGCATTCCCAATGCGAGATCACTAAGAGGTTTAAGAGACAGTTCACCGAATGGATGGTCAATAAACGCGTAGAGCATGGTGTCATGAATTCTGCCCCAAGGAATTTGTACTTGTAAATGTTTGTATGCAACAGCACAATCAAATGCTGCATTATGCATTACTAGCTCTATTTCTGGATCTTCGAAGTATTCAGCAATCTCGCGATAAGCAACATCTTTATCGCAGTTATTACCAGATGGATGTCCCCACGCATAATAGAACCCTGCATCTACATTGTCATCACGTAGAATTGCGCATCCTTTAGGTTCAGGTGGATAATCCGGTCTAGGCATGATTGAATCTGTTTCAAAGTCCAAGCCGACTAACATTTGTTATCTCCTTAAGTCTTTTATCAATATATTTTGATGCGTTGTAATAACCAAGCACTAAGCCTACAACAAACATGATTAGACCCCATACAACTGTGGTCCATATCCATAAATTCTGAGACATCCAGAACTCCAGTCGTAAAAAGACCCCAGAGCCACGCGGCCCTGGGGTAAACTCCGGCATAGGCAACTGCGAAGTCGCGCCGGAGGGGGAACACTAAACTGGTATGTTAGTTCTCCAAATTAGGATATGGCTCCATAGCTAGCTTCATCGCTTCTTCTTGCTTCAACATCAGCAACATTGGATCGATGTCCGCAGTATGCTC